GTGAAAATGCGGTGTAATTGCGTGCAACAAACATGATATTATTCCGCGTCCAATGCGGTTTCAGGGTTAACGGGTTTTTTCTTTGCCTTCGGCTTTTCAATAACTTCTTCAACAACCAATTCAACCGCTTCGGCCTCCAACAACAATTCCGCTTGTTTGGATTCCATGTCAACGATTTCACCGATGTTGTACGACAAATTAAATTTGCCGGTTGGGTTAATCAAAAATTTCACTTTCATGGCCGGTGGGCGACACAGTCAAGTTCACCCACCGCGTTTGGAACTTTAATGCCCCCAAACGGGCAATTTATTATGCAACGATGTCTTTGCAGACAGCAAATGCGGTTGGTTGCAACAAGTTAACATCCATGTAGGCGTTCAAAACTACATTTGTCAAACCTGCGGTTGCGCCCGAATATGGGTCCACGGTGAGTTCTAATCCACCCCAGTTCGCCACCATTAATTGGGAGAAGTCACCCGCGATAAGGGCTGACAAGGTTGATGAACTACCCTTTGACAAGTTTGATGGAACCAATGTGGTGGTTGCAACGGGGTAACCGTTCAATTCCATACCACCGGCGGGCCAAATGAAATTGCCTTCAACACCTGATGCCTGACGGGGGATTGTTTGCAATGCGGCCTTCACCTTTGGGTTGGTCAAATATGAAATCATTGTTCCGTTGCTATTCTCGATGGCTTTCATCAAGTTGATAACATCGGCCCAAACGGGTGCGATACCGTTGGCGTTTGTGCTGTTTGAAGAAGCACCACCGGCATAAGTTACATTGACGCTGCTATTGGCGATGATACCGGTTGGCTCGTTTGATCCGCCGCCTTTGATGGCTGCTGATTCCAAAGATTGTGCCATCGCATTCAACAACCAATTGCGAACATAGGCGTCAATTGAATTGCTTGATTGCAACATCAACTGATTTGATACCTGAATGTAAGCGGCCAAACGCTTAGGGCTGAAAGTGATTTTGCTGAATGCGGGTGACTTTTCGGTCGCGCTTCCGTTTTCAGTATTCCAACCGGCAGATGGCACAGTTGATGCAGTTGGCATGTCAAGGTTTCCAACCAATCCGCTCAAACGCTGAACACCCAAACCATTCAAAACAGTTTTTGGCAACAACACATCAATGATGCTTCCAACATTGGTTTGAACATTGACACCACCTTCGCTGCCTGATGTTCCACCGGTTACGCTCATATCGCGTTTGAAAACCTCAGATGGGATTTTGATTGAATGCGCGCTAACGCTTACGCCTGAACGCTGAAATTCTTCGCTACCGATTGAACTGAATTCTGCTTCAACACCTTCGCGACGACCGGTGATGGCCATATTCATCGCGCGTTTGAAACTGAATTGTTCTTTCATGGCTTCTTTTTCCTTTTCTTCGCTACGGCTTGCAACATGGCCGGCGGCTTGGGCTGCCAAATTCTGCAACTTTTCAAGGGTTTCAACCTCAGATTTGATAGCACCTAGACGGGCTTCAATTTCGGCCAAACGGTTGGTTTCGCTTTCTGCCATTGAACGGGCTTCCTTTTCAATGGTGGTTTGCAACGCTGACAATTCGCCAAGCAAACGGCCGCGTTCTTCTTTTAATGCTTTAATTTTATTCATGATATTGTTTTGTTTTTTATAGGTTTTTGTAACGCAATAACGCAACTTTCAAAATGTCCGCGTCAATTTGTGATTGTTCTGCGGCTTGTATTTGCAATTCTTCATCACGCATTTTGATGATTGAACGCGCATCGGCTTCGGTTTCTGCATATGCCGGATAAGTAACGGGCGACACATCAAACAATTCATCAATCATTGTGATTGTTCGTTTGCCCATTGTTCCGTATTTTGTTGAATCCGTCCATGTTTGTTCCTTAATGGTGAACGCAAATGATGATTGCGTAATGTCACCACGCATGATTGAACGAACCACCGACATGTGTGTCGGATTTTCGTAATCCGGAACCCATGTATATTCCAAATTTCCATCGGCATTGACAAACACTTTGCATGTGTCGGCCTTTGTACGGCCCAAAATCAATTCCGCTTCATGATTGAACAAACAACGGATGTCATATTCACGCGACAATGCGTAATCAAATGCACCTGGGGTGATGACTTCTTCGAAATAGCCCAAATCGGTTACGCTATTCACAACGGCCGCGATGCCTCCGATTTCCTTTGGCATTCCATCGCCAATGGCGCGTGCGTGAACTGTTCCGGTGATGGTTCTGCGTTCTTGTTTCATGTTAAATGACTTCTGTATTATTTACCCCGTTTGGGTTGTTGTTTTTGTCTGCGCTTGCCATCAATTGTTCAATCTTTGCATCCATGTATGCATCAATTTTTGATGATGGCATCAAATTGGTTTCAATCAAATATTCGTCACCACCTTCAAATCCGTTTGCGTCTTCAAATTCGCGTGCCTCGTTTCTGCTCAGCCATCCACCGCGGATGCCTTTGTTGTAAAAATCCGCGCGGTCATTTGCTGATGCGCGCAACAAAGAATTGAAATTAAATCGGAAATAATGCGTCATTTTATCGACTTCGGTCAACAATTTACGCGCCAATTCTTGTTCCATGTTGATTGCATAAGCCATCAAAGTTCTCATGTAGAAATCCTGATATTCTTGTTCAACGCTTGATTTGATACCTTCTTTTGCGCCAATCATTGATGCCGGAACACCAAAGATGCGGGCGATTTCTTCGGCATCAAATTTCCGTGTTTCAAGATATTGCGCTTCTTCGGGTGACAACGACAATGGTTCCATTTTCACGCCGTTTGGCAAAACTGCGGATCTCGCACCGCCATCAATCACATCATCCAATCCTTTTTTCAATGGCCCGGCTTGTTCGGGTTTGATTTGGGTGTCTGATGTCAACAAGAATTTCAACACGCCATTTTTGAACACGCCGGCATTTCCGGAAATCGCGGCCAAATCAATGCCCAATGTTTCGGCATGCAAAACAATTGGTGAAACACCAACCAACGGATTGTCCAAACATTGTCCTTTGAAATGCAACATGTCGGTTGCGGGAATGGTGTTGGGAAATCCTTTTGCGGTGCAATGGTAGAACAATTGGCCGTCTTGCATCACCGGTGTAATGTAATCAGGACAAATCGGATGTAACGCCACGGCCAAATATCTTGCATCACGATTGATGAACGCATATGCATTCCCGCGCAATGCCAAATCCGATGCCATGTATTTCACGAAATCGAATTTTGTTTGATAGGGGTTGGGTTCGTTCAAAACCGGTGTGGTGTAATGCACCATTTTTGTTTCACGCGTTTTGCCATCGTCATAATACAATTTCAATGACAAACCGGCGATACCATCTGCAATGACGCGAACGCATGCGTGAACGCTTGCAATGCTTAACGCCGTGCGCGGGTTTACTGCCTGGCCGGATTTTGTTTGATAGCCAAACACGCTATTCAAGGAATTGACCAACCATTCCGTTGGGTATGCCAACGATGACCGCTTTTCAACGCCTTTTCCTTGAAATAATCTTTTTATGCTAAACTGCATGGGGCGAATTTATTATTTTGTGTTTTAACAAATGCAACATTCAACGATTGGTTTTCAACCAACGCGACAACATTGACCGAAAAACGGTGTACGAACTAAAACGCGGCCGGTCAAAAACGGCTTTGTGTCTTTCTTCGATTGCTTCATAACAATCTTTGTATGACTTGTGATTTGGTAATTCACGATAGTATTCATTCATGAATTCATCAATATATGTCAACCATGCATCGGATTTCATTATCTTTCAATTTTTTACAAAGTTACAAACCAAAATTCATTGTTGTTTTCTTTTGATGCTGATTGCATCGCCGTTCCTAATGCCATTACGATTGATACCGGGCCATCGACTTTGTCACCTGATTTGCCTTTGTCAATTTTAATGTTGCCGGCCGGATCGGTGCGCAACAAAATGTTTGACATCATCCAACGCGTGACCGGATTGCCCGCGTGGCGTAATTTGCCATCCTTAACCAATCGTTCCAATTCCTTTGTTGGTGTTGACATGCTGACAAATCCTTGACCAAACGGAAACATTGTCAAACCCTCGTTTTGCAACTCAATCACCAATTGTGATGCGTTAAATCGGTCAAATGCAATGTCCTTAATGTCGTATTTTGTGGCTAATTCACAAATTTTGGCTTTAATGAATGCGTAATCCGTGACATTGCCTTCGGTTGCAATGATGTAACCTTTGGCCACCCATTCGCGAATTGCTTGCCCGGCTGCGTCGTTTCGTTTCTTGACTGATTCTTCGGGCAAAAAATACCATGTCCGAACGGCGTGCATTGCTGGAAAATACAAAGTAAATGCACAAAAATCCCCGGTTGATGCCAAATCCAATCCACCGAAACAATATTCACCATCCAAATCATCATCCGCGTCACATTGTTTCCAAATATTGTCGGCAATCCATGTTTGTTCCGTATCCGTCCACACATTCAACAATTTGGTTTTGAACTCAACTTCCTTTGATGTATATTCTTTGGCTTCGGTCAACGCTTGTTGCAATTTTCGTGGGTAAACTGAAACGCCCCAATTCGGATTCGCTTTGGCCCATACTTTTTCATCCATCCAATCATCACCATCATCCAATGTGTAAATCACGGAAAACAATGCGTCATCTTTGATTGCGCCGGTCAAAACATTGGTGCAATACCCACGATGGCGGTAACACGCCGATTCACGATTAAACCCGGCCGTTGTGATGGTAAACAACAAAGGTTGACGGCGTGCGCCCATACTGTTGAAA